AGGCAGCAGTCAAATTCGCCCCACAAAAAAGGCCGCTCGAAAGCGGCCTGGATGGTCTCGTGTAGCCTCGTGGGCCAGTCTCGATAGCGCATGGCGTTTACTCGTAGGTGAAGGACGGCGCGTCTTTCTTGGCGCCCCAGTAGATGGGCCATTCCGCCATCTGGGCAACGGCGTAGAAGAAGCGGTCACCGTCATGTCGGGCGCGGTGGTTCTCGTCGGTCCAGCGCTCAGTACCGATCCGGTTCCACTCTGCCATCCGGTCAATGATGGTGACCGTGATCGAGCTGTCGCCTGCCGAACCGCCATAGGACAACTTGGCGGCGTCCATACGACCGCTGAACAGGATGTCGGCGGCGTAATTCCCCGCCTCGTCATAGACGACGAACATCAGGCGAGCCAGCCGGCCCCGGCAGCCAGCCACCGAGGTCTGGGAAAGGATGTAGCTGTCCAGGCCGTTTAGCGTCAGGTCAATAGACAGCGATGACCCCGATTCTGCGCTCTCGCTGGCCGCGCCCACTTCCCCGAAGGTGCCAACACCATCGTAGGCCTGGCCGTTGATCGTCAGTTGGCCGGTACCCGTATGCGCCCGGACCATGCCATCGGCAAAATCCAGCTCGCAGGCGAAAACCGGCGTGAAGTTGCCGGCGGCAATGATGTTCAGCACCGACGGCGAGAAAGGGAAAACCAATGCCATTTAAAACGCCTCCCGGCATTCGATGGTCAGTTCAGCCACTACGGGCCTGACCGACAGGGTGTAGCTGTCCTCAGACAGGCGCATGATCGAGTAAGGGTTTCGATACTCAACCGGGGTGCCGGAAATCAAGGCCGCTCGCAAGCGCCTGTTGAGGGGCAGCACCGCCACCCCTTGCGCGCTCGAAACCACGTCCTCAACCACCTCATGCATCACGCCGTCAATGGTGATGTAGTCGCCCTGACTAAAGACCTTCCGGTTTACCGACACAGCCCCCAGCGTGATGTGGGAGGCCATTGCGAGGCCGCCCAGCACCACGGGAGCGCCGATGTTGTCAGTGCGCCGACGGGTGAACGCGGGCAGTTTGAACGTGCCAAAGCGGCCCTGCAGGCGCCCCATGAAAGCAGTCACGATCCGGTCTCGGTCGCGGGTCAACGGAGGTAGCGAAAGTGAGCATTTCCAGTACGAACCTGGATAGCCCACGATCTGCTGGCTGTTATTCAGCGTGGAGCTGAAGTCGCGGTTGTTATAGACCATGCCCCAACTCATCTCAGCCGGGCACACCTGGGTTGGCCATTCGATCGCCATCGTTCCACCTTAAAGTTTCTTGCGGATGCTCTGCATGATTTGGCCGTTTCGGCCCACGTCCTGCAGGATTGCGGACATCGTTTGGCGCATGCCCTGTTGAATCATGGCAACCGTCTGAGGGCTCACATCTCCATTCACATGGAAGACCTGGTGCACAGCTACCGGCTGGCCTGCGCCCTCCGGCTGACCTCCTTTGCTGCCCTTGTTCACCTCGTCGAGAGTCTTATCCAGCTTTGCACTGGTCGATGCCGTGGTGACGCGTTCGCCCTTTTGAAGCAACCAAGTACCTTCGCGAGGAACACTATCGATACCGTCGTGCGCCATACCCACCAGAGCGGAACTCGCTACACCGGCCACCAGGGGGGCAGTAGCCATCGCTGCGGCAATTGCAGCACCAGGTGCCAGTGCCGGCCCCACGATAGGTATCGCAGCGGTACTGGCGAAGGCTGCGAGCTGGGCCTGGAACGACGTTGCCTGGGCGTTGGCAATCAAAGACGGTACCGCACTGGCCTGTGTCGTCTTACCGACCATCAGCTGCACTGCTTGATACACCAGCCACTGGGCAGCCATGTCTGCCAGCGCATCAACCATCGACCTGGCGAACCCGCCGACCATATCCATCAGCGCATCACCGGCATCCTTGGAGCCCGTGGCCACATCAGACAGGAACGAACTGACCTCGCTCCTGGCGCTACCGAGGACAGAAGTGGTGGCATCAGCGGCCATGGCTGAGTAGTCGGTCGCGGCGTCTGCAAAGTTCTCCCAGGCGCTGGTGACACCATCCATCCAGTTGCTCTGCGCCTCGTCGAGCTGGTTGTAGTAGTCGTTCTGCAGATCCAGGCGTTCGGACAGGGCATCGCTCAGCACCTGGGTTTCCTGGTCGTATAGGCCTTGGCTGATATCACCGCTGTTTCTCTGCAGGACCAACTCGCGCTGCTGGCGGTTAAAGTCCTCCTCGATCGCCAGGCGCTCTTTCAACCGATCCTTGTACTTATCGCCTCGCCCTGTGCCAGCAAGCTCCTGATCGAACCCACTTTTCGCAGTCTGGTAGTCCTCGTTCACGCTGGACCGGAAGGAAGCCAGCTTCTTGGCATCTTCCTCGGCCTGCTTCAGCTTCTTCAGCGCGTCGAGCTCAGCCGCCAGGCCTTCCAGGCGCTTGCGCTGCTGGGCATTGACGCCCTCCAGCTTGCCGGTGGAGACCTCGAAGGCCAGCTTCTCGACCTCGGTCGCATTCTTGCGCTTGTCGGTCGAGGTGTTGATCAGCTCGATCTGCCGCTGATACCCCTCCTCCATTTCCTCGAAGCGCCGACTGAGCGCCTTGCTGTCCTTGTCGCCGGCCTTCGACTCCTTCAGCGCCTTGTTCGCTTTGTCGATTGCCTCAGCGGCGGCCAAGGCCTTCTTTTCGTCACCTGGCGAGAACTTGACCGCGCCGGCAGCGATCTGGGCTCGCAACTTCTCGACCTCGGTCAGCTTGCCCGCAACCACGGCCTGCTTTTCGAGGTTCTTGAGGTAGGTGCTTCCCTCCTTATCCGATGCCAAGCGGGAACTATTCAGCTCCTTCTGCACCGACTGGATGGCCAGCCTGAGCGAGTCTGCTTTCTCTTTCGAGGTGTCGAGCGATGTTTCAAACGGCACGTCGCTCTTTTCGTCGACCCCCTTCTGGAACCGCTCCTGCAGCTTCTCGGTTTCCTTAAGCTCGGCCTGAAGCCCCTTCAATCGATCCTGCAACTGATCGTAGGACTGGGTGCTCAGGTTCTCCGGCAGCATGGACCGGGAAGCCTGGCGGATGCGAGTCGAGGCGTCTTCGAAGGCGTTCGCTGCCTTGCCGGCCCCCTCCTCAGCCTTATCGCCGAAGTCGATGAACGACAGCGCCAGCGCACCGACGGTCAGAATAAGACCGGGCCACCCGGCGGCCATGCGTAGAACACCACTTGCAGCGTTGCGCAGGGTGAGCATTGACGCTCCCAGGGCTGTGCTCGCGGAGAACCAGGCCCCCATGGATGCCGTCGCCGCAATCTGTGTAGCGTTGACCTGGGTGTTGGCCACCGCTAGAGCCTCTTTGGCGACCGTCTGCTGGTTGATGGCTGCGGTAACTTGGGCGGACGTTGCCAGCGTTGTTGTCGCCAGCTTCGCTTCGGCAGCGGTCAGCTGATTTGTGATCGCAACCTCGGCAAGCCGCAGCTCTGCCATGCGAGCAATGGTTTGCTGCCGACCAACATCCGATATCTGTGCCTGTAGGCGCTGCGCTTCAAGAAGTTTCTCTGCCGCCAGCGCGGCCTGCACAGATTCGAGCCTGGCAACCTCCGAGGTGATCACCTGCCGATCGGCGGTTACCTTGGCCTTGGCATTGGCCACAGCCCTGGCCGCAGATTCGACATCTGCTACCGCCCCAGCTTTTACTGCTTCCGCCCTTCTGAGCTCGCCAGCTGCTGCGAGGGAATTCGCATACAGTTGCTCCTGCGTAGCCTTGATGTCGAGATACTTGGCACCGGTAGCGCTCACGAATCCAGCTGCGACCCGAGCGAGCGCAACGTACAGACCGGTTTTCAGTACCTGGGTGAAGCTCTCGACGCCAGAGGCGTCCCAGGCTGCGGAGACCGAGAGCGCGGTTTGAACGAAGCTCTTGGTGATTCCAAGCGTCTCGTCCAGTGTGCCAAAGAACTTGGCGGCGCTATTTTCCATTACCTGGAAGGCGCCGGACACCGTTGTCTGGGATCTCGCAAAGGCATCATCGATCGACCTGGTCTGACTCAGGATGGCGGAGAACACCTCCTTCGAGGTCAGCTTCCCAGCTTCGCCCATTGAACGAAGTGACTCGCGGGCAACTCCCAATCCGTCGGCAATAGCCTGAGCCAGCCCAGGAGCTTGCTCGAGTACAGAGTTGAGCTCTTCCCCGCGAAGCACGCCCGACGCAAAAGCCTGACCGAGCTGGACCAGGGCGGCTTGGGCTGACTCAGCGGACACCCCGCTGGCAGACATGGCCTTGCTGATGTTCTGCGTGACTTGGGCGACCTTCTCTTGGGTAGCCCCAAGCTGTCCCGATGAAGCTGCTATCCGCTGGTAGAGCTCGGCCGTTGCCTCCAAGGAGGACTGCGAGTTCTGCGCAATCGAGAACACCGCAGACGACTGCTTGGAGAACTCGTCAAACGTCTCGGATACCTGCTTGATGCGGTTCTGTACGCCAACCCAGGTCTGCGAGTACTCAACGACCTGCTGAGCACTGAAAAACGCTGCTGCCGCGCCGGCGATGGTCTTGAAAGACCCAGCAACACTCGCCGAGGCCGACTCGGCATGCCGGGCAACCTGCCCCATGCTTCTCTGCGTGGAGCGAGCAGCCTGATCCATCCCTTGCTGAAACCCGCCAATCCTGGCTATCAGATCGAGGGTGAGAGTGCCAAGCGATCTGCTTGCCATAGATTTTCTCCGGGCATAAAAAAACCCGCTTTCGCGGGTTTCGTGTGTTGCTCGCCTATATGGGTTTTTTGCCGCAGGCTGGACAGAACATGCTGAACTTTTCGATATTGGCCGAACAGGATCGACAGGCCATCAGCCTTCTCGGCTTTTCCTCAGCTTGCTCTTCTGGGACATCTTCAGCCGCCTGCTCGGCCTGCTTGCGCCTGAATTCCTCGTTCGCGCGCTGAATCGCCATCTCAGTTTTACTTGAGATTAATGGCTTGCGCGACTGAACACCGTGGTACCACGTCACGCCGACCAACAGCAGGAAGAACACCACTCCAGTGATCACTACCCACAGGCCGTAGGCAACCGCTGCAGCAGCAATGACAGCAAGGAGCCAAGGCGCCAGAACGATCAGGATGAGTGTAAGCACCACAAGGATGGCAATCTGCATGGAATCCCTCCCGTAAAAGGTGAAACTCTACCAGATCATGACCATTCCCTCATCGCCTGCTCAAGATCCGCCCCCGGCCGGGCATGGTGCGGCATGAAGTCGTAAAGATCCGCCTTGCCGCCTGAGCCGCGGTTGACCTGCAGCGCAATCAAGGCGCCGGTGAGCTCGATTCGGCGCGCCAGGTTCAGCGATCCATGCTTATCGCGATAGGCGACCCAGGCCAGCACTTCCGCGTAGGAAAGCGTGGCCTTGGCCTCGGCGATCGTGTTGCCTCCGACCCCATTCAGCACCAGCTCATGCCACAGCTCATCGGCCAGGGTCAGCTCTTTGCTGGAGGGTTGTTCACCTCGTTGACGGCATTGAGCAGGACGATGCCCAGGGCCGAGTCGAGGTTTACGGCATCATCGAACGGCAGCTCCTCGCCGCCGTCCTTGCCCAGCATGATCGAGGCGGCCAGGTAGCGGGCATTCTTGAAGCGCTCAGCCTCGCCGCCGGCGAACATGGCCTCCATGACGCCGAAGGCGTGCCGGCGGACGTGCACGGTGAACTTGTCGGTGATCGGCTTGCCGTTTTTGTCGACGTGCTTCCACTCGACTTCCTTCGGCACCAGGGCGTCGGCTATGACCCCCCCTTTCTTCTTCAGTTGCTCGAGATCCATGGTTACCCCTTAGGCGGTTTTCGGTACCCAGGCGGAGCCGCCCGAGCGCTGGATAGAAACTGCGGTGCTGACCACGGTGTTGGCGGCGAAGTCGAACGGGAAGTCAGCGACGTAGCCCTGGAACAAGAACCAGGTACGACTCGCTGGCAGCTCGAAGTCATCGCCATCTGCGTTCACTGTCGGCAGCGCGGTCGGCTTGCCTTCAGCATCCCGCGGGCCGTCGGACCAGCCCACCGCCCATTTCATGGTGGTGTCACCATTCGCCTCGGACAGCTGATGCAGCCGGACATGGCTTGGGCTTTTCGGGTCGGCATTGATGGTCAGCGAAGCCTGGCCTGGAGTACGAAGGCCCGGCTTGTAGGTGCGCTCGTCGGAGCTGAGGCAGGTATCCTCGATCTGCTCCTTGGGGGATCCGCCGGGGTTGAAGGCGGTGGCGCACTCCACCTCCATCACGGTCATCGCGCCGGTACCAGAGGTAGGCGGTACCAGGGCAAAGACCTGGGTGCCTTGGGTCAAAATCGACATGGTGGTCTCCTGTCGGATAAAAGAAAGCCCGCACTGGGCGGGCTTGGTGGATTCAGCGGGGGACTATCCAGTCCACGTCGAAACTTCGGTGGAAGTCCTTGGTATCCGGGTCGCGGTCCGTAGCTCCCCAGCGGACGACATAGGCGCGCGGCTCGATCGCTGCACACAGCGCCTTGGTGACAGCCAGCACCGGCGCGCCAGTTGCGGCATACACGTCCAGCTGCAGGGTGAAGCTGTCGGCGTCGGGACGACCGGCCAGGTAGTTCTCGGGGCTGCCGGAAATCACGCTCCAGACGACATACGGCTTGGTCGGCTTCTCGGGGGCCAGGCCGAACGAGTAGAGCCGGCAATCAATGCCAGAGCCGATCAGCGCAGCCACCCCGGGGTCAGCCGAACAAACGGCGAAAATTGGCGCCTCCATGGGTTCCTCACAATGCCGCGTCGATTTCTTGCCCGAACACCTGCACGAAGCGCTCGGTCACAGCGTTGACGTTCGTGGAGAATGCCGGCCGCATGAACGGGGCCGGCGGGTTGTGTTTGGTGCCGAACTCCAGATAACGCCAGTGCCGGGTGTCGCCGCCGGGGTTGCCGCTGGCGTCGTGGCTGTGCTGGTTGGAACTGGCGCCACCGCGAACACCGACCTTCATCACCACGCCGCCCTCGCGCCGCCCTTGGCGGGCTGATTCCTGGGTGATGATGTTCTTCCAGACCTTCTCGGCGGTTTCTGGATCATCCAGCGCCCGTGCCCGCGCCTTGGCGTCATCCCTGACGATGTTCATGGCCTGGCGAGCTGCCTTGCGCAGCGCTCCGCGGCGCAGCTTCGGCGCCAGGTTGGTCATCTTGTCGGTGGCGGCCTTCAATCCCTGCAGGCGCACGCTGATCTGGTCAGCCATCTTTCACCCCCTTGGAAACCAAAATCGTCAGGTACTCCAACCCGGAGTTGGGGTCAGCCAGCGGCGGACCCTCGATGCTGTAAACCTCATCCCGATAAACGATGCGCATGGCGGGCAGGACACCGGGCCGGTACCGGATCACCATTCTCGCCGTGGCCGCGGACTGGGCGGCCTGGGCAGCTACCAGATCGCGGGCTGATAGCGGTTCGACACGCGCCGGACACTTGGGCCAGCGCGCCACCCACTGAGGTTCGCCGTATTCACCGGTAACCGGATCTCGGGTAATAGTCACCTCCTCGATGTCGATGCGGTGCCGGAGCTTGCCGGCCTGCATCACACACCCATCCGGATGCGATACGGCATCAGCAGGTGCTGGGACGCCAGCGGCAGCTCGACAGCTGTCGACCCGGTGACCACCTCCTCGCGGTTGGCGAACAGGTGGCCAAGCTTGAGCAGGCAGGCTGCTTGAATCGCCGGGTTGAGCACCATGCCGTAGGCAATGGCGTCGGCCTGGTCATAGGCATCAGCCAGCGCCTGGCGGGCGTGTTCGAGCAGGCGACAGCGCAGAGTGTGGTCCTGCTCGGCCTCGGCGGCGGCGACCGCCTCAGCATTCGCCTCCTTGGCTTGCTGCATGGCCGCCTGAACGCCGGCGCGAGCTTCATCGAGCGCCACCTGGTCTAG